CAAGTGGAAGAAGGATGGATTCAAGCGAGCCGCAGCGGCAGCTCGGAAACTAGCAAAGAAGTGATGGCATGGACGACAGACCTTTCAATATTCTAGCTTACTTCCCTGAAGTCTCAGTCGACTACTCCAGCGGGACAGCATGGGCGACTACTGCTGGCACCAATTCACCTTACGGAGCAGTTACCTTAGTGGGTCCGGATGGATTCGCATACCAGGACCAAATTGATATTGCCGGATGGACCAAAGAAGGTTTGACAGCGTTCTTTTCTAATCAATACACTCAACGTGACGGGCCGTATGTACCAGGAGGGCCGATGGTTCCCACCGACACGCTGCAGGCTAGAGACTATATCTTCATCACCGATGTACCATTGACTCTTACAGACACTGTGATTCATGCCGGCTTCATGGATGATGCGTCAGACTACTCTACACTCAAGTTCGGTCAAGTCGAACTCTACATGCAATCGACTTCTACACCGACCATCATGCTCAATGCAGATCGTTGGGGAATAGGAGGAGGTCAACCGACCGCCTCTGGCACACTCTACATGACACGCATAATCATTCCAATGAAGGACACACCCCAGGTCACGGACAGTCTTACCTTCCCAGCAGTGCGATACGTGGCTCAAGGTATTGCGACAGAGGAACCTGAGTTCGTGTACCTTACTAGACTGAGGCGGTCCTATGAACTCCAACAGCTCTGAGTTTCCGACGCATGACTGGGGTATGTTCGGGCAGTATGAATATTTGGGTCCTGGTACGCCCTATGTCGAGAAGAGGGACGCTGGAATTCAAGGAATTAATATCCTTGATGAACAGGCGATGCGTCATGACGCCCAGTATGAAGCCACTGATGGATTAACTATACCCGGTGTCCGGAGTCATGTTAGAGGAGTGGCTGATATCGGAACTGGTTCATCAATGCTGATATCCTCTGTCAACCCATGGTCAAGTGCCGATACTTCCGAACGAATTCTCTCCGCTGCAGCGGGAGCTGCTCTTTTGGCTCAAGGTACATTGAGACTTGCTCCTCAGACTCGTTTGTTGATGGTGGCCTTGGATAGAATCTTTTATTGAAGTCAATCTTAACGTACATCATTGGTATTGATGTCATCAAGTGTTGTTTGCACTTTTTGTTCAACAGTCACCAGGACATCATAACGATCCGGAGAACCGGCTTGCTCTAGAATCAATATCTCCTTCTTTTGAAAGCCGCGATGTTTTCCCATTCCATGACTATGATATCCGAACGATATCACATAACTCCCCAGCTTCAATAATCGACAAATCAAATCCTTTCCATCTCCCCACATATTGTTTGTTTGCCATAGTGGAATAGTCTCAGCTATCTCACACCCATCACTCATGTAGTGGTCTTTCAACATTCTCAACGTATAGGGGGGGTCAAACAACATTCCATTAAACTCTAACCAGTCGAACTCCTCCCCTGTATGAGTATAGAGCATTTCAGCGAATGCATTGAATTCCATATGATAATGAGTAGGCATATCAGAATTAAGATCGTTCGTTATGAAGTGTGAACTTTGAGTGGTGAATGATTCTCTAGCGAATGGGTCTATCCATTTACCAGGTCCATGAGGGAAGTTATCATCAGCTACTTGCCGGATATACTTATCAATCAATTTGCGGACGTGTTTGTTCTCAAATGGACATGAAGTGACATTGGTGATGACATGATTGATTATCATGCAACCACCTTATCATCCCCAACAAACCTCAAACCACAATGGGGACAAAAGACCCAATACCTGCGAACCCTTGATTGGAGGGCCCAACAGGTATTAGGACAATAGTTTCGCTGATGTGGCATCCAATCAGTTATCGCTTTCATTGAAATCCGCCTCATACGCCTTCTGCATTCTAATCAACCGTATCAATCCTTGAACTCCAATGGTGCGAACGGCGACATCGATAGCTCTAGATGTCATGTAACCGTTCTTCTTCATGTTTTTCAAGATGTTATGGCTCTCTTCACTCACTGTGATGCTATACTGGTTCCCCATATCCTCCGATAAATAATAATGTTATTTAGAGATTGGGGAAAAAGGGTCAACCCAAACCCCAATTTCATGTATGAAAATAGGATAGTCGGCGGCTTCACGACTGTTCCAATACCCCTTCGGAGAAGGGCCGACGTATTAGTCTGCCCACTGCGTGGTGCGAGGATACATTGAATAACCGCTTTACTTTCCACACTAACATGACGAAGAGTATGACCGGGAGTTTCTATCTCACTGAATCCGTTGACTTGACCGCAGCAAGCGCTGACGGTTCGAGAGTGCAAGACACCATCGACCTTTCAGCTTACGTGAATGTTCCCACCGGCCAGGCGGTAGCGATAGAGAGTGTAGACTTCATCGTTCAACGTGGCTCCGACCATGATTCTAACGTTGAAGCCATGTTAGCAGCGAACGGGACTATCGGTTTCCAACTCTCCGATCTTAATCCCGGGACTGTCTTCAATGCTGCAACCGACCAATCTCTAGTAGCTTCAGGTGCTTTGAACATCGATATAGCGAACAACATCGCCAGTCATTCCAACGATTTCTATCCAGATAACTTCGGTCCAACCAGTCTGAGCGAGGCTTTCCTGGTTGTCAACGATCAACTCTTCTTAGTCGCCGGGAACGATGGAGCTGCAATCGGCACCTCCAGAGTCGAGGTCACTGCACGTGTTCGGTGTCGAGTGGTCAAGCTATCCTCCAAAGATTGGATGGCAATAGCGATTCAGAGTACCGCCGAGTCGTGATTCTATGCCGCGGTATTGTCCAAGATGTGGCGAAGCGCTCCACACTCATTCAACAACGAAGGGTGAAGTACGGAAGACAGCCCGCCGAGCCTATGAACCCAAGAAGAAACGGGCTCCATCAGCATACAATAAACGATATTCAGCAGCGTTCAAGAAGGTCGCAAGCCGCTACAAGACCAAAGCAGGCAAGTGGAAGAAGGATGGATTCAAGCGAGCCGCAGCGGCAGCTCGGAAACTAGCAAAGAAGTGATGGCATGGACGACAGACCTTTCAATATTCTAGCTTACTTCCCTGAAGTCTCAGTCGACTACTCCAGCGGGACAGCATGGG